GGAAACAACAAGCGTCCCATGATTTTGGTGTCTTGGACGTCTGGGTGACGGAACCCGTAGAGCTTCCATAGGGCGATGGCGTCGAAGTCGATACCGTTGTGTCCAATGATAGTAGAAGCAGCCGATAGTCTCTTTAGGCCGTCTTGAATGTTCTCAGCTCGGTAACGGTGTGTGCCTTGGTGGTCTATGACTACGAGACAGTGAAGCGTCTCTAGGTCGCTAAGTGTTGCCCAGTCGGTGATGGCGTTGGTTTCAATGTCGAAGTATGCTGTTGTTTTCATGTGTATAAAATAGTGTAGTTCTGTGGATGCACTCCAACAATGTTGTAATCAACCCACTCGATTGCTTCATCTATTGTCATCCCATGAGACTCAAATATTTGGACAAGTTTAGTGTGTTGGTAAACGGCATAACCATTCTGGTCGTGACCAACGATAGCTGAAGAGCAGCCGTCAAAAATCATCGCTTCGTCGGCTAACTCATCTAAGTAGTGTGGTGTTTTCATGTGTATATTTTCTGACTATATGGCGGTAAGGATGTCCGTCAACTTCAGAAGGACACCTTTGGATGTGTTGTTGTCTCCACCCCGTTTGTCGAACTTAGTACCCTTGAGTGGCTCAATAAGTTCCTTTAGGCGCTCGGTTGGGATGAATAACTTTAAGTTACCTACAACGAAGCAATAGTGTTCAGCTTCAGAGCGGGAGACGCCTGATGGCTTGCCTCTAGATTCATACTCAACAAACAGGTTACCCGTCTGAACAGCTCGTTTGTCGAGTTTGACTTCTATCTTTTGATTAGCAAGCATATCGCCTACTTCCTTTTCTGCTGCTTGTCCTACTTCGAGGTCGTACTTAAAGTTTGAACAGTATTTCATTTACTCCTTTGGTTTAATGGGGAAACGGGTTAGCCTCGTCTTCGGTTTCCTCGAAGAGGGGGTTGGTTTCTTCTGCAATTCGTCCTGTCTCTTTGTTGTAGAGAAGCTGACAAGCTAGCCCTGTCTCACCGCTGAATCGGTTCTTTAGGACACGAAGGGCTGTGCGGTTGTTGTTCTCTTTGTCTTGCTGGTTACGCTCCAATCCGATGCACATATCGGACAACTGGGCGATGGCAGCGGAGCCTCGGAGTTGAGCTAGGGAAGTAGCTGCCCCTTCCTCGTGTCCCTTACCTTCGGGGCGCTTGAGGTGACTAACAAGGATAACACCAATCTTGGTTTCCTCTACGAGAGCACGGAGCTTCGTCATAGTGTTATCAATCATACGGCGTTCATCTCCGTCGCCCATACCAGAGACAACAATGGAGAGGTGGTCGAGAACAACGTAGTCAACGTCCATAGCTTTTGCCATATAACGGATGTGACCGAGTAGGTTGTCGCTATCCAGAGAACCCCAGTGGTCATACAGGAAGAAGCGACCAGAACCGACTGTATCCTTGTAAGCTTTGTTATAGGCTTCGTCAGCCTCGAAAGGCTCAAGGTGTAGTGGGCGAGACATCTCCAATCCGATGATGCCGTTAGCGGTGCGCTCGATGGACTCCTCCAGAGCGATGTATCCAAGCTTCCTGTCGGTGGTCTTTAGGACGTGTAGCGCAATCTCTTTACAGACCGCCGACTTACCTATACCAGAACCAGCACAGAACGTAACAATCTCGCCCTTGCGCATACCACGGGTCATCTCGTTAAGCCCAAAGTAAGGGTAGGGGATGCTGTCGTTTTCCTTTGGTGTGGTCAGACGTTCGTACAACTCAGTACCATCCACGATGTCATCTGGTCGCCATACCTTAGCGTCCCAGAACGCACGAATAACTTCTTCGCCCTTGTTGGCGAGTAACATCTCGTTGGGGTCTTTACCGCTCAGGCGGGCAATCTTGCACTTACCAGCAGGAAGGATGTGAGCCACGCTCTCAGCGGCTTCCCGTCCCGCTTTGTCTTGGTCAAACATGACGACGACTTCATCCCACGATGAGAGCCACTCCAGTTGACGTTTAAAGATACTTTTGGCTGACTGAGCCCCGCTCGGTAGGGACACGCAAGGCCACTTGTTTCCTTGGAGTTGACTAACAGTTAGGCAGTCAATCTCACCCTCGGTGATGACTAGCTTCTTACCGCCGTTAGGCCACAGGTTCTGCCCAAAAAAATAATTTGGAGTTCCGTTGCAGTGAAAACTCTTGTCTTCAAATCGATACTTCTGGGCGACCTGAGCTCCGTCTAGGTTTCGGTAGTTGGCTATATGGCAGGGCTTACCGTTCATCTCTCCGATTTGGTAGCTGTACTTGATGCAGGTTTCCTTGTTAATCCCCCGTGGGGTGATGTCCATGAATTTGCCTTGGACGAATCCAAGAGGTGATACGTTACTCATTTGTGTGTTTTGTGGTGTTGGTGTGTTGGTTTTGTTTCTGTTTGGAGTGAACAGACCGCAGGAGTAGCACTTAGTACTTCCGTCAGCGTTGTGTGTTAATGCGTCACTGCTTCCGCAATCGGGGCAGGGTTGGTGTGTGGCAATAGCCGTTAAATCGTCCATTCGTGTGGGAGCTTTTTCTCGCACCATAGAAACCCGTGTTTGTCGCACCAGTCCGCGTAGGTGGTCTTGCTCTTTTTGCTTAGTGTGTTTGATGCCCGTTGGAATACAAATCGGATGTCTAGTTCGGGGTGTGCTTCCCTCACTCTTAGGTGTTTGGTTCGGTCTGATGCTAGCCAATAGCCCTTTACCTCCAGTATTATTCCGTTTTCTAAAACGAAGTCGGGCGTGTATTTGCACTCCTTCGTGTATGTTAGCTTCATTGACTCGTAAGAGTGGGTGACCCCCGCCGCTTTTAAGGCGGAGGCCACTGTCTCTTCGAATTTCGAACGAAACTTAGAACGGCGCGTTGGTCGTTTCCGCTTCATTATCTACCGTGAAGGCATCATCGAGGGTTTCGCCGCTACCTACATAGCCGTCTTCCTCGGCACCGAAGCCGAAGCCACCGCCACCACCGAACTCTACAAGGTCGATGACCTGTACAGCGCGAAGGCGAAGCGTGTAGCCGAAGCCCTGACTAGGGACGAACCACGTGTTGACCTCTACGGCCATCTTGATGGTTGAACCGCTGCCAATCTTAGGCGTCTCAATTTTCTTTCCTTGGCTGTCGTAACAAGCCACGGTGAAGTCGAGGGTGCCTTTAGACTTGGTGTGAACCTTTGCCTTTTGCTTGGCAAAGATTTCGTAGTCACCTTCGTCGGTGATACGGAGGGGCTTGGAGGGTGCCATGCGGAGCTTGTCTTTACCCTGCTTTGCACACTCGGCCTTATAGCCTGCTTCAATCTCGTCATTTAACTGAGCTTCAAATGCTTTGAAGTCTCCTTCAGAAACGTGGAGTTTACACGAGTACAATCCGTCCTCGTCAAACTTGGTGTCTGGTGTGTCGATGCGGGGCCAAACCGCAGTTCCTTTTGGCGATGTGTATACTTTACTCATTTGTATTATTACCTGTTTCGGTGGTTTACTACTCAGCCAGCGGAGTGCTAACTGAAAAAATATGTGCTATCGGTGATTTTTGAGATGTCTGCGTTGCCGTATTCTGGAGGCTCTGGCAGGACTGTGTTCGTGTTATGCTCTAGTTGATTTTTCCAGTCTTGGAGCAAGTCAACGGAAAACATATCAACAAATACTTCCCGTAAAGATTTAGCAAGTGCTTTACATCCTGTGGCGTGAGTCCCGTAGGAATCGTGAATAAAAGCGAAGTCATAAATACCTGCCTCCTTGTTTGCTTTAATGATTGTCTTGTGAAGAGCAGCAGCATCGAGGCTGTGAACAAAGTTAGGGGACACACCGTTCTTCTGGCGCATCTTACTAAGCCTGTCGTCCTCCTCTCGGTAACGAACGTGGGTGGCTGACCCACTTATCCAAGTCTTCACTTGTCTCTGGGTGTAGTTGAAATACTCTTGGTGAACAGGGAAGCCACTAGGTGTTATCCAGCTCAGTGGTTTCTCTTCCTTGCTAATGATAGTGGCGCAATCTTGGAACCAGTCCATACACTGCTTAGGCTTCTTCAGGACACTCTCAATGCCTTGCCAAACGGCTTTGGCGAGGACATGTATGGCGAGGTATTTCTCGTCATCCGTAAAGGGCTTGGTGCGTCCTAGACCGTGAATCTGGTCTTCATACCAGTCGTCGATATACTTGCGGTTACTGTATTCGGTGAGCCCATAGCTATAACACATAACAGGCCGCTTTGTTGTTTTTCGGTCGAGACCAAACGTCACCCAAGTGTCCGAGATAGCGTCGCCTTCTTCGGCTTGTTTGCGTAGAATTATTTCCGCTTGCTTGGCGACTACCATATAGATGTCAGCGGGTGTATCTGTCGGAGACACGTTGGTAGCCGCCATTCCGTATTCGTCACGAGTAAGCATAGACAAAATCTGGAGGCCGTTATTGGTGGCATCCATATTTACAGGGAGGAAGGTGTCCAGCTTACCCGTGTTCTGTAGCTGCGCCCACTCAAAGCACCACGCTAGGAACTGCCAAGGGTCGTCGGCATCCATCCATAGTCGCTCTTGGGTAGGGTTAGCAGCAATTCGTATGGCGTCAGTGGAGAAGTCGTTAGCCCACTTGACTCGCTCCTCCAGCGTTACCTTGTCGTACCCCCAAGTGTTTGCACCCTGTACAGCGTGCCACTTGTAGTCGTCATCTGTTTTGATACGTTGAGGACGAGCGAACTTCAGCAACCCGCGACACATGTCGGGGCCTTGGATACCAAGGAAGGCGGGGATGTTATATACACGACCGCGGAAGTCGCAGTGAGAAGGGTAGAAAAAGCGACTCTCGCTCATCTTCTCCGCAAGAAACAAGACCTTTGCTACAAGTAGGCGGCGTGAACGTGTGCTCGTGTTTCGTTTATGAACACCAGAGGCCATGCGGTTCCATATAGCCTTGGACTTCTTGTTCTCGTGGAAGTCGGTGGGAATGTCGGGCATTATCTCGTCTTCTCGGCTAGGCAACCCGCCAACCTTAACTGAGTTCTTCCAAGCCCAACTCATGGTGGCGAGGACTTCAGTGTTAATCTTCCACGGTGTCTGTTGGACGAGGTTACAAGCCTCCATGGGCTCCTCTAGTTTACCATCCAGACCACGAAGGAACTCCATGTTGGTTGTTTTGATGAAGGGCAGTTTGGGTAGCTCGGTGTCTTCAACTCGATAACCGCCTTCCCAGATGTTCTTCCACTCCATAGGCGTATCCACGGTGGGTAACCAAAACGGACTGAGCATCTCTTTGTGATAGTTAAACTCCTCTACCCACCGCAGTGTTTCCTCGGAAGCTGTTACATATCGCGTTGGGTTTCGTCTCCCTGTGTCGGTAATGTAGCGATATTCGATAACGCCTGTAGCGTCCCGTAGAAGCTCAACGAGGTTCAACCCTGATGCTACTACGTCGCGACGAGTCCACGTAGGGATGTCCTCCATTAAGCCCTTCTCGACCTCGTGCTTGATGCTAACGCGGATGTGGTGCTTGGAGGCTACCCAACCTCTCTTACGGGTAGCCCCCAGAATTATGCCCTCGCCCTTCTTGTTTGTTTTTATCAGCCTGTCGCACCGTATCTGGTAGTCCAACACATTGCCTACCTTGGTGCACATGGATGCCATCTTGCTGTTGCGAGTGAGCATATCCAACACCGTTTTTATCACCATGAAACCAATCTTCTCGGATGGAACTTCTAGTAAATCTAATTGCCATTGGCCTTTGTTCTTAACTTTCTTCCAAGTACCCTTGAGGTCGTCGATAGCCTTGATATATTTAGGAAGCGCACCACGTATGAGTCGCTGCCCGTAGGCTGTCTCGGATTCCGTCCCACGAGCACGAGCTCCCTCTACCTTGTTGCGGTAGCGGCCCACACCGATGGTGGTCATATCATTGTTGAGCTCGTCTTGAGTGAGGTTGTCCATAGGAGAAGGATTGTCACCAGTTTGTCACCGCCGCTAGAGCGTTGTCACCGATACTGGGGATAAGTATTTGTAATTATTGTAGTATTTTCAGTGATTTAGACTGCGTTCAGTGATTCCAGTGGATTCAAAATCCCCCGCCTTAACGGGCGTGTCGGTTCGAGTCCGACCTTGGGTACCACTTAAGTGTTTGAATTAAAAGACTTATTCCGCGTTTTGTCAAGTTTTTGGAATGTTGCCATCAAGCGCTAGATTTGTCTCTGTTTGTCACCGATGACGTAGTTTGTCACCAATTTGTCACCGCTTTTACTACTCTTTATCTCCCGACTCAGTAAGAATACGTTCTTTTAACCTCACCATAGCGGCGTTGAGTGCTTTTACTTCGCTCATAAGTTCCTCATTGCGTTTGGTGAGGGAATCACAAGCGACCGTCATAGCATTCAGTCCACGAGTCAGGACAGCTTCGGTGTCTGGTTTGAATAGAGGGCGGTTTGTTTTTGATATACTCATGTGTGTTTTTGTTTATGGGTTGTTTAGATTGTTAACGCCGAGGTTAACTCTCGGTTGATTTCGGCTGTATTCGCTTCTACTAGTCTTCAGTGTCATACGATTGAATGTAATCTATAGCCTCTAGGAGAGCCTTGATGGCATCCCC